CAGAACATTGGACACGAGCATACCGGAGAAAAGGGGGCCGGAAGCTGAGTTGTAGGTGAGGAAGGCGGTGTTGGAAGCCACTGCAGTCACGGCGGTTGCGGCCACATTGATGGTTGCCTGTGGGACGACTGACAGAGAGGGGTTTGTGGTGGGGCCGAAGGTGACCGTCTGACTCAGGGAGGATGACCAGGTGATGCGCAGCTCAACATCGTGGAACTGCAGAGCCACCAGGGGCAGGGCCAGGAAGTAATCCTTGCAGAAGAACAATTTCAGGGGGAACATTGTATTTTTCTGGTTTGTCATAGAGCCAGGGGCATTCAAGTTGAGGTATCTGGTTGAAAAGGTCTGCGCGCCCACGACTGGCTCGACATCGGTCATCCACTGGAAGTCCTGGGTGTCAACCACCTGGCCTCCGATCAGGAGCTCCACCTTGTCAATCACCTTGGACCAGTCGAGACCGGAGATGCCCGCGTTATTCGTGTCACGGGCAGTAAAGTACACATAACTCAATAAGTCACCCTTCTTTTCAAATCGAACAAGAGAGATGCCACCTGCCTGTGGTGTACCTTGAATCACCTGGCGCTCAACCGAGTGAGCGTAGTGGGTATATCTCTTGTAGTTTGACCGGAAGAAAGACACCTCAGGCTTGCCTGTCAACCAAGCGTCCTGAGCACCAGTTGCGACGAGCTGAACTATGCCTCCGCTCATTTTATAATCTTAACCTAGGTTTTTTTCTGACTTGTTTAGTTCGCAGACAATGGTTGTTGAACGAATGAATTTTTCTCAAGTTGCTTGATTGCAATATCAAGTGTATCTGCGTATGGATTTCTGTTCCCCTTGAACTCGTTAAATTTGTCAAATTCTGGTTTCAAATAAGTGGAGTTGAGGGCTGTTCCTCCGCCGGCTCCTCCTGCCTGCACGGGGAAGGGGATGGACTCCGAGCGAATGTTTGTCATTGCGCCGACTGCGTTTACGGGGTCGTCTCTGACATTCATTCTACCTGCGTTTCCTGAGCGATCTGGATTGGATCTGTTGTTTGACAGGTGTGGCAGAGACTTGTCATGGAGAGCGCCGTCGTATGGTTGGTACACATTGTACTGGGCAGGGCCGTACTCGAGGGTGTCCCCGCGGAACCCAGTCTCCTGTCTGATGGTTGTGCGTCTCGTTCTGATTTGGTCGGGTCTCCCCTCGAACCCGCGGAGGGCGCCGCCTTGGCCTTGACCGCTGTTTTGTGCCGGGTTTCTGCTCCATGCCTTTGACGCCTTGGCGAGGTGGGTCACATCTCCCATACCGCCTGCACCTCCATTCTTCACAACAGGGTTGGGAGGACCCTCGCCGCCGGGAAGAGTCGTGAGACGCTCCTCGTTTATGTTGTTAGGCAAAACACGGAAAAACTGTTGGAAACCGCCGGTTGCAGCCACCTCGGGGCTCACACCCAAACCGGGGCCGACATTCAAACGCTCAACTGGTGGCAAATTATTCATCTTATTCGTGATGTTCTCACGGCCGTACAAGTCGTATACTGGCTGGCCGTATGGGAAACGTGTGTTTGTTCTGGTCCTTTCCTGGAGAGATCTCACCTCATTTTTAGGGGTCAAACGAAAGTCACCAATACGGCGACCGAGGTCGGGGGTCATAATCTTCACATCCTGGTAGTCGGCCCAGTGGTCACCTGGGTGAGCCATCAGGTCCGTGTCGCGCCGGGTAACTATGGGAACTGGTTTTCTGGATTCCGTGGTTGTTGAATCGTCATCTGAGTTGTCGCTCAGACGCTTTCCAGCAAACACCAAACCAACGACGGCTGCTATCGCAATAGGATCCATCCCTTTACATTTAAACAGTATTTTTATTTCTTAATATATCTCTGGACAAATCTGTTATTCTGGTCGATTGAGTATGTGCTAATTGGGTCCCATGTGAGGACTCTGAGTGGGATGTTTACATATGAGTTGGGGAAGTCGTATGGTTGTTCTGTGTATGGTTTTTTCCACGCGAGTGTGTCAACTGGGCGAAGGGCGGATTCTGCGTCTGCAACGTCAACCATTGTGATGGTTGCTGGCCCCTGCCAAACCGCTTGTTCCAAGGTGACACCCTGAGTGCTGTAATACTGCTGAGGCATCTTGTTATTGGTTACGAAATTTATTTACCTCCCGTTACCTCCTCTCATTTGGGGGCGCTCGGGGAAGTGGAACCGGCTGCTGTCAATGTCGCAAGCCTCGCCACCCTGGTCCTTACAGAATGGAGAAAACGGCTTCCCGTGGCAAGCCTGTGCAAACCCCGTCTGGTCATTTGGAATTGTTGTGTTTGCGGTGGTGTAAAAGTTGCGCTCGGCGTCCCGTCTCCGCTCAAAAGGGTGAATCTGACTCCACTCCTGCTGAACCTCCGTGCGAACACTTGGATACCAAGCCGCGGCTGGCCTGTCGGGCTGGTCAACATAATCCGTCAACAACACATTCCCCATAGAATTGTCAATTGTGGGCATCGTCACATTCCCACGAAGAGGACCAGCCACACGAGCATCCCCGTATGTAGGACGCATCTTCGAATCCTTAATCATATTTGTTATTGTCATGTAGTACAGTATTGCCAACACAAGACCACCAAGAGCCAAAACACGAGTGTCTCTGTTAATTAAATATACAATTACACTTGCGTATATTATAAACCGAGCTGTGGCTGATGTGCGCTCTTTGACTGTCTGAGACGACGAGGGCCAAAAGTTCAACAGCTGGTCTGGATTAAAAATGTCTTTTGGGTCCATATTAGTATATCCTATTAAATTAATTTAGCTTTGGGAGTCCCCCGTTTCCTTGGAGCATCTGGGCCATCATCTTCTGCATACTGCTCATAAGCTTTGCCTCGTCGAGCTCGCCGCCCTCGGTCATCTCCTTGGCAAACTTCTCGGCTGTGCCCTCGACCATTGCAAGCATCTCCGGAGGCAACATACTGATGGATGTGCCGAGCATATACATATTCTGCACATGAGACCAAACTGCATTCTTGTTGTTTTCACTCATCGCGCCCCACACATCAGAAACCCCAATGTCCTTCATAAACTTATTCTTCTCGGAAAAGAAACCTGGATTTCGCTCATTCAGCAAATGAGCACGGGAACTCGTGCTTTTCATAAAACGATCCATAACCGCCTTTGTCCTGGGTTTCTCGCTCGCCGCTTTAATAACCTTGTTGTCGGGGTACACCGCAAGAAGGTCATCATAAAATGAGCCAAGCATGTTGTTAAACGCACTATTCGATGCCATTTATATACTTGAAATCGTACTCTTTAACTTTCGTGGCTGCTGAAAAACAATTGAAGGCCAAAGAACATATCCTTTTATCAAGTCCTCTTTCATCAAATTATGAAATTCAATATCCACCGGATGTTTCATCCTTTTTTTCAACAAAATTGATATTTTTTTACAACTCCTATTATTTATAATATATGCGTGTGTTCCAGTGAGGAGTCTTTTTTTGTCCACCCTGTAGATGTCGTCCTTGTAGTGTATTCCGTGGTTTCCATCCAGATTCCCTAGGTAGACCATGTCGAACGGGGTGTCACCCAGCCTCTCAATCACCTTTTTGATTTTAGAATGGAAATTGGCAGGAGGGAGGAAGTCATCCTCCAAGACGACCGAGTACCCCTCCCTGTTTTGCAATTTTGAAATCAAATTCACGTGACTGTGGTAACACCCGCTGACCCCACCAACAGTCCCCTCGAATATGTTTATGTGCTGACCAATCTTTTTAGACATGCACACTATGTTCCTTTTCCTTTCTGAATTTCCTTTTGAAATGTGAATTACATAGTACATCCTACTAGTTAGTATGGATCTTTTGAGACGGCGTCCCCCTGACCAATACCCTGGGAAACAATAAAGTAAACCAAAAGACCAACCAAAAATGCAGGTTTCATCATGTCTGAATTCTTGACCTTTCCCTCCCCATTCATCTTTGCTTTGCCCATCACATAGGCTGCTGTGATGGCGGCGGCAATTGCTGCGGCGCTCAATGGTTCACGAAAGTACTTGTCCATTATTAGTAGTTTCAGAAATTTGTGAAGCTATTCCTCCGTAATTATCAGATGGTTTTATTCGGTACGACTGAATTCCACTTGTAAATTCAATATCAGTATCATGAAAGACAAAAACTCTTGATTTTGGGTTGTACTTCTGAACAATATGATAAATATCATTCAGTGGTTCGCGGATATCTTGTATAATTGGTTCTTTTTCAAATGTAGGAGTTCCGCCTGGTGGAGACCATATGTATGTGACTGGATCATCACTCAGTAATGCGTCTCTGAGTCGATCTATTCTTCTGTAATATGTATCATATACTTCGTCTCTGGTTTTGTGATCCTCGTGGGGAAATATTGTACGAAAATCTGTATTTGCGATTGACCCCAATTCCGCTGGCACATATGTTACACCATCGTGGCCGTACCTCCCCTTGAAAAAATCTCTTGTATTTCCATTTAAAATTCGTTTTATAATTTCGAGTGTAAATTGGGGAGGAGAAAGTGCCCAGTCAAAAGGATAGTTGGGACCTTTGAGATTTGCTCGCTGAAGAAAAGTCGTTGTCCCACACGATGATCCAAGTGAAATGAATTTCATTTTAAAATTAGAAATCTATTTTTCGCGAGCGTCGTCAAACAGGGACTCTCCCGATTCGTTTAGTTTTGTGACTGTCGGTGGTTTGAGGGAGGGTGTGACTGCGTATGTGGTGGATCCGTTTGGAGTTTCGGCGACTGGTTCTGTTGAGTTTTGTGCTCCCGAGTCGTTTGCAATGTCTTGGAGGTCTCCGCTGTCTTGCGGGGGTTCTGACGAGTCCGGTTCCTCCATAGGTTCACCGAGTTCCTCCTGTTCCTCTGCCTCTGCGGGGTCACTCTCGTCGAAGCTCGCATCCTGCTTGAGGTCACCCACGATGGTGTCCCACGGAATGAGCTCCTCAATCACATTCTGAATTTTACATGCAAATCGGTCTGTCAACTCTTTCTTCCTGTCATCGTCAGTCTTTGAGGGGTCAGTGATGATTGTCGGGCGGTAGTACAGGTCCTCGCCACACGCCTCATAACAACGCTGAACAAACACATCGTGCGGGGGAAGCTTCAGACCCACCTTTTTCGGCTTTTTATCCATCCGTATTCCATTCATCAAAATCTTCACATGACAAATAAACACAGCCGCCAGAAAGTTCTGGAACAAAGGATTCGAGTTTTTAATTTTATCCGCGTGCTTTAAACTTATCGAGCTGTTCCATGTTTTTATATTTCGCAAAAGCTCCTGGAAGACGAGTGTGGTGTTTTTCCCTTTGGATTCTTTCTTCGCCTCGAGCCAAATCTCCCAATAGGTCTCAATCATGGAGGGAATCATCGAGTCACAAAGTTTCTTTGTGAATCGACGCTCTGAACCCTCAAGTATGTCCATTATAATTACTAGCATTTTTGATTTCAATCATTAACGCATAACTTGCCGAACGACACCATTCACCCCCGGAATACCCCTCCTCAAATTTAAAAACCTGTGTTCAGTTCCGTTATTATTCATATTGTTGAGTACTACTGTTGGAGGAACCGTTTTAAATCCAAGTTTATTCATTATGTATGCGCTCGGGGGTCTTGGTCTTGATTTGTTTGAGTTGTACATAAACATTGATGTTTGGTACGCTGTTTTGTACCCTGCTCTTTTTGCACACCAAAGAATAATAGCCCGAATCTGTGTACCAAACCCTTGACGCCGATAATTCATATTCGTTCTACCATTTTCTAAATATATAGCATCACCGTCCAGTGTACAACTCTGTGTAGCAACACTTTTGTCACCATAATAGTAATTTACAATCAAAATTTCTTCTGACCGATGTGCACGAATGTACAAATGTGGGTCGAGAAATCTATTAAATAAATTAATTTCACGAGTGATTGTAACTCGTTTATTTCTATTCATTACTATTTCCTAGAATATTTCTCGGCTGTCTTTTTGAGATTCATGAGGCTTGGGAATTCAAACTCGGGTTCTACGAGTTCCTCTGTGATTGGTTCGTTTTGTTTGAGTTTTTCCCATGAGACTTCGTAACTGGTTGGTGCCACCATATTCACTCTGTATCCGAGGCGGGCGAGTTGTCTTCCGATGTAGCGCACCGCCTCTGCCAAGTCGTACTTGGGAAACCCAACGACAAAAGGAGGAACAGTAAGGACTGTCTTTTTGTCGCCGAGGTCAAACCGAGCCTTAATTTTACGAGAAAATTGGCCCAGAATGCTTCTGTATATTTCTTTTTTGATGTTTCTCCGGATCTTGTCCTTTTCGGCGAGATCCTTGACGGAGACTATTGAAGCCATCTAACATTTACTGCATATTAAATACCTTTGCACCTGGCGCGAGAATGCCGCCAGCCCGAGCAGGGGACGGCCCTGGAACATAGGAGGATGCAGTTGCTTGGTTTGTGAATGAAGTTTGGGGCTCGGTTGCGAAGAATTTCTGCATACCCTTGTCAGTCTCTATGTTTTGGTTGTACTTGCTTGCAACATTTTTGGTTGCAAATACATCTGTGTTGTTGTTTGAATCTAGTTGGACTTGTCTAAAGTTGGTGAGTTCAGACTGAAGTTTTGCCTCTGATGTTTTGGTAATGTCTGAGTAGTCTGTGTAGCTGTCTGGTTTGAATGGGGTAAATCCGGCGTCGTACTTGTCAACCTGGGCAGTTGTGCTCATGTTCAGGATCTGGACGGATCCCTCGGCGCCGACTTTGGCTTGCACATCATACTGGGTGCCATAGTAGCCTTGGGTGTTGAAAAACATAAATCTCGAGGAGAATGTGTCTGGGCCTGTCATGTTTATGAAGAGGGTCTCGAGGGGGACTTCATCTGGGCTCTGTTTTTGGACAGCCTCTATGATTGCCTGGATAATGTCAGGGGACACGCCCTGCTTCTGGTCAGAAGCCATGTCATAAGCCTCTTGGGGCTTCCAGAAAAAAAGCAAAAAGAGAGCCACCACAAGGAGGATCCATATCAAGCTCTCCATATACTGTAGGTACGAAAAGAAATGCGCGCTAACCTCCAGTAGAAACTTCACCCCATAATAATAGATGGCACTCCTCGTCTACTCAGACAGGTGCCAATACTGCCAGGATGTACTCAAGTACATCGAAAGGGAACCATCTCTCCAACCAATCATAAGATTCTGGAACATTGTAGACCAGGGTGTCCCGTCCAAAAAGATAACAAGAGTCCCAACCCTAGTCACAAACGAAGGTAAAATGATGGTGGGTTCTGAAGTCAAAGCTTGGCTCGAATCTATGGTACCTTCCGATGTAGAGTTTTTTGACAACTCCAATTTCTCTTTTAATTTAGACGGCTCAGACACTTCTGACAATGTGTTCAACCTTGAAAGATACGGGTCAAGTCTCCAACCCCACTTGACCCCCGAACTCGAGGCGAGAATAAACGAAAACCCTTCAACTGCTTACCAAAAAAGAAGTTCAATGAAATAACTTAAAGTATTGTAACATGTGTTTTATATGCATCTTAAAACCATACAAGCCTCCGCTTTTAAAGCTGTATTTGAAGTTTTAAAAGATATCATCAATGATGTGAATGTGTACTTTACAGATGAAGGTGTACGAATTCTCACGATTGATACTGCTCATGTGACTCTTGTGCACATGCACCTTATGGCGGAAAACTTTGAAGAGTACGAGTGCCCTGGAAAGATAGTTGCGGGGATGAATATGGCTAATATGTTTAAACTCCTCAAGTCGGTGACTTCCCAAGACACGCTCACAATTGACATTGAGGGGAGGGATTACATGCAAATTAAAATTGAAAATTCGGCGAAAAAGTCATTTACTGCTTTCAAGCTGAAGTTGTTGGACATAAACGAGGATGAGTTGGAAGTCCCTGACATTGAAATGGATGTCATCACGACACTCCCATCTGTTGACTTTCAGAAGATTTCAAGGGACATGGGGAATCTGTCTTCGGATATGAATATCATAAGGGACTCTAACATTCTCGAACTGAGCTGCCAAGGAGATTTCGCAGACCAAATTACAAAAATAGAATACCCCGAGATGACACCCAGAGTAGGCAACTCGTACAGCCTCAAGTACATCAACATGTACACAAGAGCGACAAGCATGTGCTCAAGCGTGCAAATTATGCAAAATTCACACTCACAAGAAATGCCAATTATTTTTAGATATACAATTGCAAACCTGGGGGATTTGAAGTTTTATTTAGCTGCTAAAATTGACGATAATGAGAGTTAAATAAAAAAAAATTATCTATAAATTCCATGGAGGCTCGGTATGCGGAAAAGATAAAGTCTTGTAGGAGTGAGGAGGAGTTGTACGAGTATCTGTTGGATACCGTTCCTATATTGAGGGAGTATTCTCAGATTGAGGCGGAGACACCTGCCGTTCAGACCAAGACTGTGCTTGGACTGAAAGTGACTTCGAAGAAAGGTGTCCGGAGGAAGGACATTTTCAAAAGGTACTTGACGGAGGTTGAGGATGAGCACGATTCTGATATAAAAATTGCAGATCCAGATCTTTTACCTTGCAAAAACTGCAAATCCGAGTACTCGTTTATTCTTGACGAGATTACGAGTGACAGGGTTTGTAAGGAGTGCGGATACACGGAGTATTACCTCGGTGAAGAGGTTGGGTTCAAGGAGGAGCAAGAGATGGAAAAGAACATAGTGTACTCGTACAAACGAGAAAACCACTTTAACGAGTGGGTCTCCCAGTTTCAAGCAAAAGAATCGACAAATGTTCCCGAAGAGGTTGTGTCTCTTTTGAGGAATGAATTTAAGAAACAGAAGATTAAGGATCTTTCTGAAATTACACACGAAAAGGTCAAGACCCTCCTCAAGAAGCTCGACAAATCCAAGTACTATGAGCACGTCCCCTACATCACCACAATTCTAAACGGAATTCAACCGCCGACTATGCCCCAACCCCTCGAGGACAAACTCAGACTTATGTTCCACCAAATTCAAAAACCTTTTGAAAAACATAAACCGGAAAAGAGGAAAAATTTTTTGTCGTACTCGTATGTACTCTACAAGTTTTGCGAACTCCTTGGTGAGGATGACTACCTGCCATG